TTTGAAACTCTTCTTCATAAGCTGCTTTCAGCAACTGTATTCTTTCAGGGGCTCTTTTCATAGATATATAATAAGCAAGCCCTGCAGCTAAACAGGGATAAAACCTAAAAGGAACATCCATAGTGTTTATCTGAGTATCCGCATCGTTAACTCTGGTCAAAGCATCGTAACGAATTACATCTGTACTATTCTCTGGAATAGGCCATATTTTTAAATTAGGCGTTATTTGTCGGTCCAAAAAGAACTGGCTTGGTCTTCCCTCTGTAGTTTTATTTGGTATATTAATAAAAGTATCTCTACTTACCCTTTCTAAACCAAAATCTGTGCTACTTCGTCTTACAACAACGGACAAAATATCAATTATATCCGTTCCTAAATCATACTCTCCGTCTGATTGTGTTAAAGAAAGCGTCCTTTGTTTAATGGTCCATTGGTTTAAACCACGGTTCGCCCACTCAGCTAACATAAGATTAAGAGAACGTCGTGCGGTTTTAAGGTCGTAACCTGTACGAACCTCAAGACCGCAACGCTCAAAAGCTTCTTCTATGTATTCAACTACATCAAGCTCAAAATCTGTGCTACTGGATACAGCCATTACTTCTTACGAGCCATTCCGCCACCGCGCATTTTCTTAACCATGCCACCGCCACGCATTTTCTTAGCCATTCCGCCACCGCGCATTTTTTTGGGCATTGCCATCTTATTAACCATGCCACCACCCATTTTTCTCATTGGTTTCTTCTTAGGTTTCATTACCATGTTTTAGTCTCCTATATAAAGTTTCTCTCAGTTTAAATATCTCTTCAGCGTCGTACTCATTATTATATATCTTATAATAACCTCTTTTTTTCAATTTGTCTGCAGATTCATGCAATTTACTCAATCTTTGTACAAAGATAATAGCGTAAACTTCCTCTGTTAAATTACAAAAAGCACTATCGTCAACATATTCATTAGGAGAATCGTCAGGATGAAAGCCCATTACCCAGATATCTCTGTCACCAAATGCTCCCTTAGATATAGCTATATTCATATCATCTAAATATTTATGAAAGTTTTTAGCTTCTTTTGGAAACTTTTTATCAATTACAAGGACAATATCTACGTCATTTGGAAACTCAAAAACAGCTTGATACAAGGGTTTTTTATATTTTGTATCTTTAACGACGCAATCTACTCTGTTGTCTTCCCACGCCTTTTCAGCATAAGGACATGGAGGTAAACCATTAAAATAATCTAAAGGTTTTTCAAGGGCGTGTTTTGACCAAGATCTTATTTCATCTAAGTAAACATTGTTCATGCGCTTACAGAACCCTTTGTATGTTTTCTTCGGTTATTCATAACTAAACCACAACCTCTTGCAACAACTCCGTCTTTCTTCTTGCCTTTATAGGGGCGTTTTGCTTTCATCTCACCCCCATAACGGGCAAATTTTACTTCCGCGCTCTTCGTGTTTTTGACAACGGTTTTGCCTTTACTACCTTCTCTTTTTTTCTTACGAGCGGTTGAGGCTCTTTCTTCTTTCGAAAGGCTTTGAGCCTTAGACCTTGGAAGACACCTGTCAGGATTTTTTTTATCCTTTGAAGTACCGCATTTACCTTTGATTTTACCATCTGTACCAATCCTTACCCAATCTTGATCCACCCATTTCTTTAGTTCACCCATTATCGACCCTTTCTCTTACCACCTTTTGACTTTTTTGCATAATTAGGGTCTTTACAATACTTAGAGGCAGCTAAATTAGCATAAGCTGAAGGGTATGTATCAAAAGTTCTTTTTGCCCAAGCTTTTCCTTCGGGACAAATCTTACTGCCTTTTGACTTTTTTGAAGCTGCCCCGCCTTTTCTAAAGTAACTTACGCCTTTAGGGATTTTACTTCTTGAAATTAACATCTCCACCTCTTCCTAGCTTGTCTTAGCCTACTATTTGGATCCTTAGCTGCCTTAGGAAATTTTTTCATTTGGCCTGCGGATCTAGCACAAAAAGATTTTCTTCTTGCTTTTTCGGACTTTGTTAAATTCTTTTTCTTGGTTACGGCTGTTTTTAATTTAGAACCGGGGTTTTTCCGTCGGTAAGCTTTAACACCTGCCTCCGTCATTCCCGCCCCTTTTTTAGTAGGGCGAAAGTTCTTTTTGTTTCTTTTGGGCATAATAGTCTCTTTTCTTGTAGAAGACATTTAACCCTCCGAAAAAACGCTAAGAACACTAGCCATATTTTTTACGCATATACAAAATGATTGTGTATGTGTCCGCACTAGTGTGCCCTACAGTCGTAAATAATATATCGCCAGTAACACCTGTTCCTGCGTTATTTGTTAAGCCACCAAAGCTAGTGTAGTCGTGATGACCACTTTGATTTTCACCTAACTCAATACAAAAAGCATCTGTATCAGCATCAAAAAGAACTTTTACTTTCATTCCAATACATTGCCACCACATTTTTTCTATAACAACACCCGTACAAGCAAGACCGCCTGCGCTATTACTTAAAGCACTCACGTCCACTTTCTTGACGGCATCTTCGCCTGAACCATCAGAAACATTTGTAAACTTCATAACAGCCGTTTGTGGGCCATCTATTAAAGTCTGTGAAGTAACTGCATCTGCCATTAATTTCTCCTAATGTATAGGTGAGGTTTTACCCTCACCTAGTTAAATTATGCAATTTGCACATACTCAATTATAAACGTAAAAGAACCTGCTGTTGTAGCATCTACCGTATTCGTAATGTTACAATAAATTGTTCTTTCTGCTTCGGTATACTGAACAGAGGCCGGGGCTGTTGTGCCATCCTGTGTTTGAAGAACCAAACTAGTCACAGTTACGTTGTGTTCAACAACGGTTGTACCGCCATCAAGAATTTCATCAGTCTGAGCAGCCACAATTTGTGCGCCAGAAGAGGACGTACCTACTTCATAACCAATGTCTCCTGTTCCAATAACAGGAGATGTGTCACAAAATATTTTAATGTCAGTAATGATTGTGTTTGCGGGTTGAGTAAATTCTCCAATAGCAGGGCTATCTCCCGCAGTTGTATTAACAGTAACGCCCGTAGCATAACCCACGTGCTTTACATACTTGTTCGTTACAATACCCGTTGAAGCGATACTCGCTACATCAGTGAACGCACCCGTTGAACTATTTTTGGAAACGACCTTAAAGCCATTTTCGGACCGAACTGGTCCGTTAAAAGTTGTGTTAGCCATATACACTCTCCTGTCTTGGCAAATGTCAACCGTAGTTAAACGGTCGTCAGAAGGTTATCTTCTAAGGAGACTATATAGCAAAAAATAAGAGGCGACAAGTGTCGCCTCTCATAATTCGATTTATTTTTAGGTTACGCTCCGGGTGTACCGAAGACACAACGCCAATCTGAAACACCGAAAGAATATCTCTCACGGGCTTTAAACCGCATATTCCCTGTATCAAAATCTCCTTCCATTGCTGTTTTTATAGCAGCTCTGTTAAACATTTTGAAGCCATTTGGGGCATCAGTTTTGATAAAAAAGGCATCGGTATCAGTTAAGAAGTGGTTAACAACCGCGCCCTCAGGAAGCATACCCATGCTTCTGTTGGCGTTAATGTCGTTATCCGCTGTTCCTGAACGAAGATTAGAGTTCATTACTCTTTCCGCAATAAACTGCAATTCTTTTGGAATAACTAACTTCGTTCCTCTAACTGCAATTTTAAGCCCTCTTTCATCAGTAAAACCTGCAATGTCTATCAACATTTGCTCCAAAGAAGTCTCATTGAGATCTGCAGCGGTTGATAGTAAGTTTCTTTGGTTTCCTGATAAGGAAGGGTGCGAAGAAGAGCATAGAGCTGCTCCGTCACCTATTGCACTAGCTCCTGCAGTAAAAGCATTATTCAAGATAGCTGCTGCTTTTATCTGCTTTGTTTGAGCCATAGAACGGGCTAACGCTTTCGTATAACGAGAAGCTAGACGATCATAAAGATTATCTTCAATAGCCTCTTCTGTTATAGAGAACGCTAAAGCAATAGTCTCATGCGTATACCTAGCTGTGTAGGCTTCTTGTGCATCATCAAAACTAATTGCTCCACCCTCTGACTTTACAGGTGCAGTAGAGAAACCACCAAGCATCACTTCTTCTTCAAAAGCTCTGTCAGATGATTCTTCTTCAAAGATTTCAGAATGTTCGTTCTCATAACGATCATACTCTAGTCCAAACAAGGCGTTAAGGCCCGGTTCAAGCTCTTTCGCTAATTGTGCGCGAGTTATAGCCATGATTTAAGCTCCTTATACGCCAGTTGTAGAAACAGTGGCAGCAGCAATGGAGCCAGTAGGCGCATTGAAGTGGTTGTTTATACGAACAATTAATGGAATACCAGCAGCCGTGAAATCAGAATTAGCAGGATCGTCTAAGACCCCCATAACCCTAAGAGCCAACGTGTTGGTGGTTGCGATAGTGTTTAAGTCTGCAGTCGCAGAAGAAACACCAGTTGTGGTAGATCCGCTATTACCTGTTGCAAACGCAATGTTTGCAAAAACCGCTGCACGAATTTCCGCTTCAGTGTTTGCTGCAGCAACTACATTAGATGTAGCTATGCGAAACAACTGATTTGGATCGTCATACAAAAAAGCTTTGACGGGGAAATCAGAGTCCGCGCCAGAACCGGGCCAGAAATTAGAGAATACTGGTTTACCAGTAGTGCTAGAAACGTATTCACATCCGCCAAAAACACCACAAATAGCGACGTTACCACCGGCAGCTGCCTGTAGATCGTCAATAACTCCCGCAGCCAACGGAATAACCGCCATGCCTTGGAAAATTGGGTTGCTGTTGTCAGACGCAATACGATACTCAGTTAAACCCGTAGACGAGACTGAACCGCCTTGTCTTGATAACGGGCGTAAACCATAAGAGGTATCTGCATTAGCCATTATACTTTTCTTTCAATAATGAGGTAGTCCTAACTTTTATCATTTCTTAGGAGGACCACCGAAGGTTACACGTGATTGACGATTAGGTTTAGCAATCGTCATGGTTGAATGTGCGTTCTCCCGCATCATGTCGTAATCCACAGCTTCCATCTGGTCACTATTCTTTTTACCAAAGTATTCAGACCTTTCTCTCACTGTTTCTACGGGGATACGAGCAAGCATCAATCCTCCAACACCAAAGACTCCTTCATATTTACCTGATTCAATAACAGGGGATTCAAAGTCAGGGTATTCGTCCTTACGAACTAATTCCCAACCCTCACGCATTTTAGCACTTATATTCTTTGAGTCATCAAATCCGCGAGTTTCTGCCCTAATCCAACGGTGTCTATAACCGTCAGGTGCAGGTGGAGCTTCTAACATGGAGGGTGGAGCCCACGGCCTGCGTTTAGCCGTCTTCTCCCTAGTTTCATTCGCGCGAGAAGTTCTCTTAATTGGTTGATCTATATTTTCAATGCTCATAAAATTACTCCTTCACGTATTTCGCATATTCTTCTAGCGGCACACCCAGTTTCTTTGCTATTGCAACTTGGCTAGGGGTGAGTCTAACCTTCTTCCCACTATTGCGCCCAGAATTTCTTGAGACACTAGCAACAGTCTGGACGGGCCTTCTGCTATTGTCTTTAGACGGCATATTAAATTTATCTTCAATACGTCGATCTAACTCAGTATAATACTCATCCGTCCGTGGGTCAAACCCTTCTTCTTCGACGAGCCGTTTATGTATCCCAAAAGCAGCAAAAGTCATGGCTTCATCTTGCCCAAACCAATCATTTTTGCTTGCCCAATCCTCTGCTTTCGGATCGGGTCTTCGCACCTGTTGCTGTTGCTGTACAGGAGGTTGAGGGGCATAAGCCTGTTGCTGTCTTACCGCTTTTTGTCGTTCCTGTTGCGCTTTTGCCTGATTTAATTGGCTATTTTGCACAGAAAGTTCTGCTATTTGCTTATTTGCAACAACCGCTGCTTGCGAATCACCTATCTCCATAGCCTTAGCTAAGTCTTTCTCAGCCTGCGCCATTTGGCTTTTTACGCGATTGTCGTACTCATTTATATAACTAGTATCTAAGTTATTTAGACGAGCTTTAAGGTTATTAGACTCACTTTGTACGTTTTTCGCATAACTTAAAGCTTCCTGCTCCCGTCTTTCCGCCTCTCTCATCTTTTTTGTAAGAGAATTAATACGTTTTTGGGTTGCAGACTCTGCTTTTTCAAACTGATCTGGCTCATTTTCTTCTTTAACCGTTTCAACAAGGGTTTCTTTCTTGTCGTCCGAAGAAACTTCTACCTCAACGTCTTTTGAGTCGTCTAATTCTAATTCTATTTGCTTTTCTTCTGCCATCACTACCTCCTAAAAGTGCAAAATATCTTCTGGATTTTTAATTTTAGCTAAGATCTCATCATCATTAAGGATCCTAACTTCACCCCCATCAATGTTGAACCTAGAACCCGCATAACGAGCGAACATTACCCAATCTTTTTCCTTGCACCACGGTCCAAAAGGAAATTTTTCCTTGTCCTGAAAGCAGAGTTTT